CCTCAATAAGTACGTAGGGGCAAAGTTTGCTTTTACGTCTTTAAGGTGTTAGGAATCAAGTTGATTCTTACACTGGTTAATAAGAGATATTTCAATAATACAAATCAAGATTTGGTACTACAAATCATTATTAATATCATTGATTACAATTTAAGTGATAATGGCTTCGAAAGCCATACCAGAAATCGCTGTCATCGAAAAGGCAAATGGACACCCTGCCTTTGACCCGACAAGCCCTATAGCTGGTTTAATATTTCCGGATATACAAAGAAATATATCCGATGCGTACCACAATCTTCACCAACTTACACATAATCTAACAGTTGAAGACTATGATACCTTTCTTGAGTGGTCCAAATTAGCAATGGCCAAATCAAATCCTTTTGCCGTAGGCAAAAGTCAAGACCACGCTTTGCAACGTGTAGAGTGCAACTATTTACAATCACTTGCTCTAAGTCAAATACCAATCGGTGCTCCAGTGATATTTTTATGCTCTTCACCTGCTGAAGCATTTCACGTCAGCACAGTACGACCAGACCTTCGCCCTATGTTCCACATTTCCACCAAAGGCCACAAGCAGAATACACGAGTATATGAAGGAATCGCTTCAGCTGATCATTTGATCGCCACAGCTTCACCACTTGCTCCAGTTGCACAATCTTTTAAAAATGCTTGGGCTAACCCTGGCGTCCCTACAGGCTTGTTTTATGTAGGTGATTTCAAATATATGCCAGCATACCCTGCACAATTCATCGTGGTTATCGAGGGAATATATTACCTCAACCCTGGCCGTTTGAGAGATTATTTGCTTCGTTGCCGCACAGTAGATCACGCATACCCAACTGTTTTGGCAACTATGCATTATTGCGCCGAGATTTTCACGATTGGTAACAATAATCGAGTACTAGCACACCCGACTATGGGGTGGGCATGGGAAGCGAAGTGGCCTTATTTGAATATGTATTTTCCAAGATGCCAAGCCCCCATGTATACGGCTAAAAAATCTTATCTTAAGCAATACTGGTTCAAGGGTCCTCTTACACGCGATGTCATTCATGCTGACATGGGTTATGGTTTGTTTAAGTTTACTCTACCCGTTGCCGACATTGAGAACACTGTGACGCTTAATGCTTTTGCCGATTGGATATGCTTTCCTGATTTCCACGCCTTGTACACTAAAGGGAAGTATAAGTATTATATGGCTCAACGAAAAGGTGTTGAGGATGCGATGTCTTACACCTTCAATAGATTAGGACTGAAGCAGGAGATAGAATGGCCCATCATTATCAATTACATTCGTGCGAATAAAGGAAAGCTTCATCTGCTGGGCCGTGATATCGTTAAGGCTTGGATAATGGACCCTGAAACAAGCATACTCGCGATCGTGCAATTAATCGTTGTAAAATTATCATTAGCGAGAAGTAATGCCTGGGATGTGATAGGCAGCTTGGTTGAGTCAGCCAATAATCATTTCGTCTTGACTCTCGGCCACAGGATATTTACTTGGCGTTGGAATCGCTTCAAATCTTGGATTTCGAAGGTCTTCGGTAGTAAAAACTTTGCGGACATTTACCAAGAGGTCGAAAATTTCAAAATAGTGAGGTTCGAAGCTCATTACGACAACATTTACAGAGTTAAAAGACTCATCGTTGACGCGACCACCGAAAGCTTAGCTCACCTTAGATTGATTGGAGGTAAATCTGGCTACTTGTCGCATCCTCATGACAATAATAAAAATTGGGAGGCTTTTAAAGCTAAGTGTTTGCCAGCAATGGACACTTCGTTAGGGTTACTCAAATCACATTTTGTTTCAAAACTAGCTGCATTCCTTTCAACGTTTGACAACTCAAGGATTAATTGTTATTATTTCGGTTTTGAACCTGGGAATTCCCTAAATGAGCTTTTGTCTTATTTCCGTTCCATCAAGATAGCATTAGGAACTGAGGGCAATCGCCAATCAAAGTTAATCGCTTCAAGAGAAGGCCGAACCGAGTTTACTCCAACAGCAATGGCCATGATGAATCCCGCTATAGAGATCCGGTCTAACATGACCTTAGGCACAGTTCCACGAGACGCAAATGGGTTGGTCTTATATGATATATCGTGTTGCAATGGCGTTCATAAGGGAAAGACGACCTACTGTGAATTGCCTTTTCATCGATTTGAAATTTTCGCTGACCACTTTGCATCTGATTGTTGTACATTTGATCGGGGATTGGTCAAGTATAATAGTCCTGACTATGAGTCTATCATTAATAAACGTTGGAAGTATCTTAAACAGATTATAGTTCCAGGCAACCGCAATCCAGCCTCATTTGAAGTTTATTTTTACTTTGAGAGACAATCAAAATTTAAATTTTGGAGGTCACCTTATGATGACGGTTGGAAACAGGCTTACATCAATTTCTTGACCCAGCCCATAAAAGTGCGCGTTTGTTATTATGATTGGTTGACACATGAATTTGGCTTGCCCGATTGGGCTTTAGCTGTTAAAGTACGTGACCGGACTAAACTCAAATATCTTGTTGATCATGAAATGCGCTGTCAAGTCAGGGAAATCTTTGATTTGTTTTCAGAAGGAGCCCAATCATTGGATATAGATCATGCCTTTGAAATATTATTGGCATTTCAGAAGGGTAGAACAGACGGGGATGTCTGGCGAATCATCCATAAATTCCTGGGAAAGGTCAAGTGTGTCACTTTCGAACATTTTTTAGACTTGTTTGACGAGATTTGCGACTTAACACAAGAAGAGTATCACAAAATCATGAGCGCATGGTTTAAAAGGATCAAATTGCCTGAAAAGAAAAGATCCAAGAAATCCAAAACTGTTGCGGGTGATGAGCCGAAATCTTATTCCCCTTCCGGTGATATTATGCCTTCGATTGAAGAGTTTAGTGAAACCTCTGTTAGCCCCTCAGCTTCTTCTGATTGGACCACCAGTGAGGAGGATGTATCTGTTGATGACGAAGAAGAAGGTAGCGAATTAGAAGACAGTGTTTCTCGTTCCAGTTATAGCGATGACTCAACTCATTCTTGCGCATCATCTGATAATGGGACTGAATGCTCTGAAGAAGAATTCACGCCATTGAATGAAGATATGCCTGAAACGATAACACTACACATAATATTGGATGAAAACAACAACTTTGACATTGATGTGTCTCCAACCAGATCTGTGCGCTCAGTTAAAGCAATACTTTCTAATAAGCTAGCCACCCCACCGGGGGCATTCAAACTTGGCTGCGGTTCAATTATGTTGGAAGAAGATGTTAATCTATTTAACATCCCTATTGGTGATCAAGCAGTGCTTTATGTGATTAAAGATGATACATACGTAGACGCCTCACCACATAAGTCGTCATTTCATGACGCGATAGTTGCAGCCAAATCAAAGAAGAAAAGTGTTGAATCAGAAGGTTCGCGTACTCCTGAGACAAAGCCTAAGGAGCTATCCTCTGAACTTGTAACTAATTTGGTTATAGACAATCCTAGAGATACAACTTCACTACGATCACCTAAACCTGAAAAGAAGGTTCCTTCACTTACTATTGATAGTGAACCGATGGACCTTCCTAAGTCAGCAGTCGGGATTGATTTCAAAGATATACGTACACTTCTTGAGTGGCTAGTTTTGCAAGGTCGTGCTAGCTTAAATGCGTATGTGAATAAACCTGAGAACGTTAATGATTTTACACTTTGTGGCTTATTCGGTTATGATTTGGAAAAAGATGGTATTTGTCACAATAAAGGAGAGAGGAAACTAAAGATTGTCACTACTGCGACAGGCGTGGTTCTCACCGAGATGCCGAATGTGCCATATAGACCTAAAATGCTTCCTGTGCCAGATGACTGGCTTTATTGCTCTGTACCTAGTGATGGCTTTTGTGCAGTTAGAGCGGCCAGTTTTATCATGTATGGCAACGATTTGAAGATGGAACATGCACAATTTTATCTTACCAAAGGCCAAAACCCTCAATTTACTTATCCACGAATGATGAAAATTACTCCAGACATGCTTGTTAACAAATTAGGTTCAATAAAAAATCTTCTTATTGTGGATACTACCAGCCAAAATCTCGACTTTGCAAAAGTTAAGCCAGGTGTAGTGTGTATTCTGCTGCTTAATGCTGACCACTGTGATTTGGTGATCAGGAGGCAAGCGTATCACATACCTCCCGATCCAACCCCTGATTTTTTCAAACTTAAGTACACTGAGATTGATTGGAATAAAATATATCCAAAGTGGGCAGATATGGTTCAGGAATTTATCGGGATAATAAAGCCCCCCACTGGTAAAGAAAAGTATGCAGGCCTGCACGACAAAGTTATGGCTGATCTACAACAACTCAAGCATCGTACACCGAAGCCTATGAAGCTGCACATTGTTAATGGTGGCCCTGGTTGTGGAAAGACTGAATCAGTGCTTAGGTGGTGGTACCGCAGGTACAAAGGGGCTAAAGTTAAACCAAGGTTGTTAGTTATCGCTCCTTCAGGAAAGAGATGTCGCGAAATGCATGATGAACAAGCCACTGCGTGGGGTGTAGTAGGAGTTGATAATTTGCATGATGAAGCTAACATGTTTATTAAAACTTACGTTTCAGCGTTCGCTTCAAAATCAAAAGAAAAATACAATGCCCCCGATGATTCGGTTCAATTTATCCTTGTAGACGAAGGTTTTACTCATCCCATGCATTATTATGCCTGTTTATCCCAGGTGTTCACTAAAGCAGTCTTCATTTCCGCCTCTGACGTCAATCAAATGTGTTTAGACCCGGCCAATTATGCAGGAGTAGAAAATGCCACTTTTAAATTGTACGTTCCTGACCTTATAAAGCAAAACGCAATGGCTAAAGGCAGTGTCACAACATTGAACGCCACGTATCGATTTGGAGCAGCCTTGACCAAAATTGCTAACAGAGTTGAGCCCAGAGCGCAACTAATTTCGGCCAAACCCTTAGCTCCTTTGTCCATTCGCAGACTCGATCCAAGCATGGTCCAGAAGGTCGCTCAAATGGGAATTACTGTCATGGTTCCTTCAGACATGATCTCAACCTCCGTCACTTCAGTGACATCCACTATTCGGGTGAACCAAGGAGGCTCTATGGAAACTGCAGCTATTTACTTGCCTGATAAAACGGCACTGAGCAACTTTCAAGACTTTTTACCTAACCTGTTCGTTGGGTTAACTCGTGCTAGGCACAACATATTGTTTTTATGCTCAAAAGCTGATTATTCGAAGATCTTAACAACTATAGGGGTTGATACAGGTATTACAAGACATATAGGCGGCCAAAGTTATTTGTTACATACTCGCATGCCACGCAACACTCGACATTTGCCAGAATTTGATGCTCAAATTTATGCTCCTGATTACACTGTTCACAAACCAACAAATTATACTCAGCAAAGGCTAAAGAAAGTCCATATTCCTAAGGTTCCAGTGGATTTAGTAACATTAATGGACGTCACTCCTCAGTTGCCTGAACCGAATTCAAATTTTAGTGGTATAAGACCTATATTAAGGGCGAAAATAGATGTTAATGTCGATAACATCATTGGTACACAGAAAGTTATTCATGCGCTCAGTGAAACTGCACAAGGTTTACGCGACTCAGTTAGCTCACCCTTACAAGATATTGCAACCGTGGCCGAGCGTCTTGTTGTTAATGAACAGGTTGAGAAGAAAGTGATGTCTTACCGAGGCTCAGTTGACAAGTTGGTTCGGAATTTTATGGAGGCCTACATAGACATGGACAAATATAATGCTCTTTGGGACAAACGTGCCGTTGAAGAATTTGGAGCTGAAGCCTGGAATGAATTCAAAAGAGTCTTAAATATGAATGAAAATGATGAAATGTTGACAATGAGGGGTTTTCTAAGATTCCTACATGAGCATTTAAAAACTCAAATCAAAATGAAGGGTCTTGACGCAGTGATGAAAGGAAAGATTGGTGATGAAGGCGAAGCTAAAACAGGTCAACCCGTCGTTGCTTCGCCAAAAGTGATTAACTTAATCTTCTCCCCTGTGTTCCGGTTTGCCATGAAGACGTTATTAGCTTCGTTAAAACCACATATTATATGGGCTTCAGGTCTCTCTGAACATCAAATGTGGGTTATGTGGAACGCATATTGTGACTGGGACATTGAAATTCTAATGAAAGATTACACACAAATGGACGCCAGCCACAACACTTTTTCAAATAAAATTCTCGAAGCAGTGTGGAGCATCTTTTATCCCGGAGCTAGTGAAATCAAAGCGTTTTTTGATCATTCTACTTTTATCACTGTTTTGGCGCAAACTTTCAAATATTTCTTACAATCGCAACTTGGCTCAGGAAGACCTGACACATTCGCAAGTAACACTTTAAAACAACTAATTGACATGTGTATTGCCGGTATGGCCGGACCTTACGGCACTAGCTGGTGGAAATATTTGAAAGTGGTGATGTTGGGTGGTGATGATTCATCAACTCAAACATCTTTCACAAATGTTTTTAATTGGAATGAACTTGACAAGATACTCTACGCGCCAATTAAAGCCAAGACTGCAAAGGGAGTTATGGAATTTTTCAACTGGATTTTCACTCCAAGAGGTTATTATTATAATCCGATCATTCTGGCTTGGAAAATAACTGGAAAAAATATGGACTTTGTTCTCGCTCGACAGGATTTCTTTGATGAGTATATCACTTCTCTTAAAAATATTATGTATTGTTATTGGTATAATGAGGTTGTAGCTTACAAGGATATTGCTATGTATTATAATTGTGACGCTGATTGGGTTCATAGATTAATATTAGCGCTCACTGGATTTCTTTATATCAAGCCTGAAATGTTAAGAAAGAATTTGATAGAAACACACGTTAAAGATTACCATATTGGTGGGCGTTACTGTGCTTCTACCTTACCTTCGGACATTTACTCTGATTATTTCGATTCACAGACAATATCAACCTTACCAGTTGCTACTAATATGTATAACAATATGAAAACCGACGTTAAAAAGATTGTTGAGAAAGCTAAGCAAGTTAAGTCTTCCCCTGTCGCTGCAGCGGTTCAATTCGATCAATCGCAAGTTGTCACTTCTTGTGTTAATTGGCTTCTCGAGGATTCTCAACGCACACGCAAGTCTTCTCCTTTATTTTCCGCTGAACGAACCGGTGGTGAAGCTCATTGTCCACGGTTCTCCTGTGTTGCAGAATACGATGGTTTAAAGGTCACCATTATGAATTGTCCTGACACAAAGTCAGGGAAGCATGCAAGCGCTTACGTTCTGAAAAACAGGATTATCAACCGGGGAAAAGCTGACACGATTCTCAAGAAAGCTGCTCAAATGTATGATGATCTCAGTGACTTTGACGATATCATGCCTGAGCCATTACCGCAACTGAACATTAGAAATGAACCTGCTATCGTCCAACCGGAACGCTCCCCTAATGAGCCCACGCCATTTGTACCGAGCATGGGTTACAAACTTGGATACGCTAATGCTACCATTCCATCAGCCTTAGCAGGTAACAAAAAATTCTTGCCAAGTAGCATTGGTGTACACTTCATCAGTGATGACTTTCATGAGGTTCGTGATTATTACAAGTTCCAAGCAGACAAGCTCATTATGGCTAATGAAACCGCACCTAGCGTGCCTTGGGTATGCTGTACTTGTCATTGCTACAATAAGGTGCTACCTGTGTGCAAAAATTGTCGAACTGATGTTAGTGATCATTCAACTTTTACGTTAGTTCAAATTAACAAGGAGTACACACCTGTGTTTGGTGACAAGGTAGTTAAGAAAATGGAGAAAGCACTCCAAAAGGTTGAGAAAAAAGAAAAGAAGAAGCCCAAAAAACAGGTTCCTGGGAGAAAAAGAATGCCAAGGAAAGTGGTGAGAGTGCAAGTCCCCAGTCAAGCACAAGTTTTTGCCAAAGCTTTAAATACTACCGCTCGCCAAATTGAGCGTAAGCCCAAACCAGTCAAACTTGGAAGGAGAGGGGTTCCTCGCAATGTGGGTCAAGTGATTAAGCCACATATGGTTACAAAAAACGCTGCGAGGAAGATAGCTGAAGCAATTTCGCTTCCCTGCCTTCGACGACCGATCCGTTACGGTGATAACTATTCTACTGAACCGTTAGCGCAGGCTTCAACTTTAATCATTGAGCCCCTCGCTCTCAATACGGGTAGCACAGACTATCTTATGCCTTCAGCTGATTTCCAAGCGTTCCTTTTTCGTGATTATCTACGTAACTTAGTGGTTTTGGACACGAACACAACGGGTGCAACCGCTGATTACATCGGGGTCGGTTTAACTCCACAAGCAAATGGCACAGATATTGGTTTGCCTTCTACGACCTGGGATGTGAATTTTACCCCCGATACTGTAGATGAAGAATTACCACAACAATTTGCTTATTGGCACGCGCAAAGCTCCTGGCAGCCCCATGGAGTTACACTCTTTTCAGGTGTTTGTGAGTCTGCCAAACAGTATTCTTGGTTCTGGTTAAATGCTACAGATACTTTAACTGTGAATGCCAACATTAGCAATGGAGGAACTCCAACTGATGGCACTGTGGGAGCAATCTTACTTTACTTCAATAATGGTCAAATAGTTAGACTTGAAGCTCAAATGGTACTCGCAACCAACGGAACTGTGTATTCAAAAACCTTTACACCATATGAGGATGGTACCATGAAGAAGCACTCAGGTTACTACGCGCTACTGTGGTTGAATAATAATAAGGATCTGAATGCTGTAGTATTGAACGTTTCAAGTGTATTGATCAATTTGCCAGCTACTGGTCAATGTTGGGGTCATAGATGTTCACCCTTCATAGACTTACATCTAGCTTCTGTAGGCAGTCCAAGAACTATCGGCACTGCGTTATTGATCACTAATACTTCTAAGATCCTAGATAAAGAAGGGTTAATTCATAGAAATCAGTTTCCCACGAATGCGCATTTCACTAACTATCTCACAAGCGTAGCTCAGACCTTTGGCGATAAAAATCAACACAAGATCAAATCTGGCGATCTAGGTATGTACACTTGGCTTAGACCTGATGATCAAGACAGCTTTAAGAAACGAGAAGAGCATCTGGTTGATTCGAGCAACAACCTAATCTGGACTGGGTTCCCTATTTCCACCGACGAGTCGTTTGCGGCGGTCGGGTTTACCATGCCAGACATCGATGCTCGTTCCTTCGAGTTATCTTACTGGACAAATTTTTGCTACGAAACTGTTGATCCGTTTTTTGACGTAGCTTTGTCCACCTATTGTGATTCTGACTTTAGCGAGGCTATCAGAATCCTAAAAAGAACCCCAGACACGACTCACAATGAAGACCACATTTCATCCATTAGCTCGACTATAGCTAATGGTTTAGGTCTTGCAAGTCAAGTGGCGAACACAATCCGTGATGTAGCCACTTTGTTTTGATTTTTTTTTGGTTTAATACTTA